ACAATAGATTTAGTGGAGCAGGTAATGCGGGAAGACCTATGTTACTTGAAGGTGATTTTGATTGGAAAGAAATGGGTTTGACTCCTAAAGATATGGACTTCCATAGATTGAAGAACATGGCCGCAACTGATATAGCTTTATGTTTCGGCGTCCCCTCGCAGCTTGTAGGCGTTCCTGATGCACAGACCTATGCCAATGTATCAGAAGCTAGACTAGCTTTATATGAGGAAACTATTATTCCACATCTTAGAAAAATAGAATCAGACTTAAATGAATGGTTGATTCCTCTTTATGACGACAGGTTGTCTTTACAATTTGATATAGATTCTATACCAGCATTATCAGAAAGAAGAAGAAAGACTTATGAAAATGTAACCAGTGCTGTTCGTGAAGGTATTATGACTAGAAATGAAGCAAGAGAATCTATAGGCTTATCACCAATAGAAGGTGCTGACGGATTATATATATCAGCAAACTTATTTCCTTTGACTGATGATGATGTTCCAGAAGTAGAAAATCCTTTAAATCAAGAGGATTTAGATGAATATGTAGATGAAGATGAAGTTGATAAAGAAATAAACTTTCTAATACAAGAAGAAAAAGCATTGTCAGATATAAATACAGTCCCAACTGATGCAATGGCAACTGAAGCACAAAGAGGTTTGAACTGGCGTAGAGAATTTAAAAGAGGTGGAACTGAAGTCGGTGTTGCTCGTGCAAATCAATTAATAAAGAAAGAAAACTTATCTACTGATACAGTTAAAAGAATGTTTAGTTATTTTTCAAGACACGAAGTTGACAAACAAGGTAAAGGATTTAAAAAAGGCTCAGAAGGTTATCCAAGTGCAGGAAGAATAGCATGGGCGTTATGGGGTGGCGATGCAGGATTTGGTTGGTCAAGGAAAGTTAGAAATCAAATACAAAACGAACTTGATGGAAAAGCTGAAGCAGGTAGTCTTAAAGTAGGTGATATGGTTTCTTGGAATAGTTCAGGAGGTAGAGCTAGAGGTAAGATTAAAAGTATTGTTAAAAGCGGTACGTTAAAAGTGCCTAATGCTGATTTTACTCTTAATGCAACAGAAGATAATCCTGCCGCACTTATAGTAGTCTATCAAGGCGGTGAACCATCAGACGTAATCGTAGGACATAGATTTGCTACTTTAAGAAAACTTTAGTGCAAACTAACCTGAAACAGTTTAATACTTTCAGGCAAGGTAGAGTAGATGCCCTAAGAGAATCTCGTAAGCAATCAGTATTAAGAAATAACCTAGAAAAGAGATTTTATAGAACACTATCAACACTGTTCAGAAAGTTCATCAATACACAATTATTCACTTATAAAGAGTTTGGGTACTTTACTCCTGAAGTAGCTGAACAAAGATTGAATGAAGAATTTATTCCCTTAATAATGTCTCATTACAGAAGGGTCTTCAAAGCTATATATAAAAATAATGAAGATAACTACATGCTTAACAGAAAAGCAGATGAAGCTTTTGTGTTCGGTAGAAGCTTTGACTTTGAAGCATTAGTTGCACAATACTTTGCTACAAGGCAGTTAATACTAGTTGGTATAAGTTCAAGAATGGCTAATCAAATATCAAACAAAATAGAAGAAGGTAGATTAGCAGGTAAGACTTTAGAAGGCATAGCTAACTTGGTTAGCCAAGAGATGACAATAATAACTAGAAGCAGAGCGGCACTAATAGCAAGAACAGAAACACACAACGCGGCATCTTTTGCAAACCATTCGTATCATTTGACTGTACAAAAAGACACAGGTATTAAAATGCTTAAGAAGTGGGTAGCAACTAATGATGAAAGAACTAGGTCTGCACATGCAGAAGCTAATGGACAAATTGTTGATATGAATGAAGACTTTACAGTTGGCGGTGTGCCTATGGGATATGCAGGTGATTCTAAAGGCGGTGCATCTAATGTTATAAACTGTAGGTGTGTAATCGTATATGCTGATGAACGTGATATGGAATAAATGTTAGTCTTTAATATGGAACTAACAAACCATACCTACTCTACCTAGCAGGTCGTAAGCCTAGTGATACATCGTGGGTAGCTTTCTCCACAACAACTCTAGGATTTATTCTTGCTTACCCTCCCATAGTTATTTGATTCAAGTGTCTGAATGTAGGCTATAGTTTTAGCAACATCATCTGATGTTTGATAGCTTTGAACATCATCTCCTTTATATTTTAAAAACTTTCCATTAGGTTTAAAGATTGCTGTTTCACAATTAGCACATTTGTTTTCAACATTCTGATTACTTCTTGCTAAATGTTTATTAGAGCAATAATTTACAACACCGAACTGTACTGAAATCTCATAACCATTTTCAAAAGTCATTGAAAACCCTTGATATAATCCTTTATCGTGTTTTCTAATTCCTAACATTATTTAACTCTCTCTTTGTATTGAATCATATTACCTAATAAACCACCCATCGGCTTTATGATGTCAAAATCCTCTGTAAGTTTACAGTCTTCAATATTAACTTCCCATGTTTCCCAAGTATTGCCAACTTCATTAATTAATACATCAATGATCACATATCTGTATTTACAATGTATTACTTTTGCAGGATATGTTTTGTTGTTATTAGTCCAGTCTTTATAATAGACCTTTTGTCCTCTTTCTAATTTAGCCATAATTTATCTCTGCTCAGAAGGTTTTGTAAATGTAGCCATAAGGCTACCATCTTTAGAATAAATTTTATGATTACCGTTATACATGAATCCGTTAATATCAAAATTATCTATTTGTTCTGTGTTGCCACGATTCTCATAAAACTTGTTACCTCTAGGACCATTGCCCATAGGAACTAAAAAAAATACAGACTCATTTTCTGTACCCTCGTCAATTATCATTACATCACCTGATGAAGTTGACCTAAACCCATCTTTACCTTCAGGTAATTGACATTCAAGTTTTACATCTAAGTTATCAACCCAAGACTCATCAATGTTATTAGACAATCTAAAGGCGTGTTGTAAAGAAACAGTTTTAACACTGGCAACTTTCTTATAAGGCTTTTCGTTGTTCATGAATTCTGTAGCGTGGTATATTGTTATCATTTTATTTTCCTGCCATTTAAGGCTGTTTATCAAATTATGAAATAAGTATCGTTCATTATTATTGAAATGTAAACCCTTTTTGGAATAATATTTTAATTAGTTAAATATCTGTATATATTGTGCTTGTATAACATTTGCATTACTATATGTAGATAAAAGTGTCATAATGACATAAATTTATTACAGCTTATACGGAGACAAAATATGTCTAGTGAATATACTAATTCAGAACAAACATTAAATGTCAGTATTAACGAATACGATTCTCACGAAGATTCTAGTCAGAATGATGAAAAACACATAAGGTCAGTTATAGAAACTGATGATTCATACACAATAGAATTTGGTAAAAGCGAACCTGATACTGAAGAAACTGTTGATGACATGAAGTATGAAGATAAAGATATTGTTGAAGTAAAATCACAACTAAAAGCATATGACAGGAACGCTGATGAAGAGTACGGTATGTTTGAAGGTTATGGCTCTGTATTCGGCAATAAAGACTTAGGTAACGATGTTATTGAAAAAGGTGCTTTTAAAAAGTCAATCAGAAGAAGAACCAACAAGGGTGTGAAACTTTTATATCAACATAAATCAGACATGCCTATTGGAGTCTTTGACGAAATAAAAGAAGATGATCATGGCTTAGTAGTAAAGGGCAGGTTGGCTCTTAAAACTCAAGCAGGTGCTGAAGCATATGAATTATTAAAGATGGGTGCATTAGACGGTCTATCTATAGGCTTCAAAATAAACCCTCAAGAAGTTTCTTATGATAAACGTGCAAACAAGCGTATTATTAAAGAAGTAGACTTAATGGAAGTCAGCCTTGTTACTTTCCCAATGAATCCACAGGCAACTGTGCGTTCTGTGAAGGGTCAAGAGATTTCAATAAGAGAGTGGGAAAATGGGATGCGTGATGCTTTCAATCTTTCTCGTTCAGAAGCAAAGATGGCAGCAAAAGCTGTCACAGATGTGTTTGTTCAACGAGATGTTGAAACGAGTACTGATTTGGTAGATGCCATAAAGAACTTAACTTTAACCTTAAAATCTTAATAGGAGATTATTATGTCGGAAGATGTAAAAAATGCTATTTCAGACTTAGGTCATACTTTTAACGAATTTAAAAAAGTAAACGACGAAAGACTGGAAAACATAGAAAAAGGCGAAAGTACAGCATGCGTTGATGAAAAAATATCTAAATTAGAAGCCAAGATGGATTCTTATGAAGACATGAATCAAAAACTTACTGTTGCACAAAAAAACGCTGAAGATATCAAATCGCAAATAGACGAACTACAAACAGTAGTAACAAGACCTAACTCAGGTTTTGAGTCTAAGCAAGTTGATGAATACTTAAACGCTTTTGATACTTACTGCAGAAAAGGACTAGAAGGCCTTGACGTAGCTGAGAAGAAAGCATTAACAGTCAGCAATGACTCAACTGGCGGATATTTAGCACCACCTGAATACGTAAGAGAACTGTTAAAAACAATAACAGAAATTTCACCTATCAGAAGTATTGCTAGAGTTCGTTCTACTGGTGCTAGAAGCATACAAGTCCCAAAAAGAGACGGACAGTTTGCAGCACAGTGGGTATCAGAAAGTGGCACAAGAAGTGAAACTACTGGTTGGCAAGTAGGACTTGAAGAAATCCCTGCACACGAAATGTATGCATTAGTGGATATCTCCGAGCAAGACTTAGAAGATTCAGTATTTGACTTAGAAGCAGAAATGCAATCAGAGTTTGCAGAGCAAATTGCTAAAGCTGAAGGTACTGCGTTTGTTACTGGTAACTCAGTTGGTAAACCACACGGATTTATGGATCACTCAGGTGTTTCACATATAAATTCAGGTGATGCTGATGAAATTACTGCTGATGGACTTATCTCACTTGTACACAATGTTAAGTCTGATTATTCAAGAAATGGTACTTTTGTTTTTAACAGAACATCATTAGCTAAAATCAGAAAACTAAAAGATACTGCAGGTCAGTATGTGTTCCAAGCAGGGATGTCTTTACAAGGTGGTGTTACAAACACTATCCTAGGAATGCCTTATGTTGAAGCGACTGATATGCCAAGTGAAGGTGCAAACACTTTCCCAGTAGCGTATGGTGACTTCAGAAGGGCATATATGATTGTTGACAGAGTGAACTTAGCTGTTCTAAGAGACCCATTCACACAAGCTACTACTGGTAATGTAAGATACATTGCTAGAAAGAGAGTGGGTGGTCAAGTAGTACAAGCTGAAGCTATCACTAAACTTAAATGTTCTACATAAGGAGTAAATTATGCAAGATTTAACAAATAATATTGTCGTAAGTAACTCAATTATCAACGCTGTTAAAACTGCAGGTGCTAATGGTACTACTGTAGATTTAAAAGGGTTTGAAGAAGCAACTGCAATTGTAGATGTTGGAGCAGAAGGAGATACTCTTTCAGGTTCAATCTACTTTGAAGTTTCCCTACAACATTCTGATGATGATTCTACTTGGACTGACTTAGTTCAAGCTGATATCGTTAATGGGACTATCGCAGCAGGTGGTATCTGGTTAAAACTAGATGGCACAACTGATGGTGACCCAGGAACTACTGGTGGAGATTGGCAGGTTGGATATGTAGGTGGTAAACGCTATTTAAGATTAGTTCTAGCTAAAGCGGGAACTCATTCTAATGGTACGCCTATTAGTGGCGTGATTGTAAAGAGCAGACCTCGTGTTGCTCCTAAGTCAAACACTATCCATAACGCTTAATTGAGCAAACTTTGGGGGGTTTAATTACCCCCCTTTTATATAAAGGAGATAACATGCCAAGTGTACATAACAAAAAACCAACTAAAGGAAGCGGCTACGATAAGAAACCAAAGAAAGGAAGCGGCTACGGAAAAAAACCTAAAGACAGTAAACTAGCAGGTGCAAGTAAAAAACCAAAATCTAAATTTGGAAGTTATTTAAGAGGTGAATAACAATGTCAAGAACATATAAAATAATAGTCCCTAAACCTGCGGCAAGCAATGAAAAAGGTACAGAAGTAAAACTATATAAAGCCAACGAAATAATTAGTTCTGAAGGCCAATGGCAAGATGAAGTAATGGACACATTTATAAAAAATGGTTGGGCTATAGAAGTCAAAGTAGACTCTGTACAAGAAACATTAGACGTAAAAGCAGAAGTTAAAAAGGTCAAAAGGGCTAGAAATGCTAAAGGTCAACTAAAAGCAGATGACCCTACTACACCTGATGTGAATGAAGCATATGAAGGTGGATTAGCACCAGTAAAAACTACAAAAAAGACTACAAAAAAGAAGACTACTAAGAAAAAGTCATAATTCACCTTTTTATTGTATCTAGGCGATTAATGGCATAGAATAGTTTTATGGCAGTCAAGATACCAAGCGATACTATAAGTAAACTAGAAGCACATGAACGTGAATGTGCTATTAGATACGAGAATATAGATAGAAGGTTAGAAAGTGGTTCAAAGAGATTTGATAGACTTGAAAATCTTATTTATGGACTCTATGGCTTAATTATCGCTTCAATGTTTGGGCTAATAATAGAAAGAATATTTTTTTAGGAGAATAATATGTCAGAAGACTTAAACTACGAATCACTATATAACACAGCACAGCAAGAACTAGCTAATGCACAACATACTATTAGGGTATTAGTACAAAAGCTACAAGAAGCACAAGGTGATGATACTGTAGTAGGCGAACAACCAATAGTAGAAGAAGCAAAGGCTGATAAGAAAAAAGCTAATTAGGAGTGGTAAATGGCAGGTCTAGTTTTACATACAGCACCTGCATCAGAACCTATAACCCTTGCAGAAGCAAAGTCATATTTAAGAGTAGATAGTTCAGGTGATGATGCTTTAATAACATCACTAATCGTTTCTGCAAGAATGTTGTGTGAAGAACACATGCAAAGGGCGATCATGTCTCAGACTTTGCAATTATTTATAGACAGCACAAGAGATATAGATGAACCTTTATGGGAAGGTACAAGAACAGGTCCTTATCTAAATTACTACAAAAACTATATTGATTTACCTATGCCTGTTATATCTTCA